GAACGTGGCAGTAACTGATGGCAGGCCAGGGCTTGCCAGCATCGGTGGGCAAGAGTTCCCTGCCTATGATCTACAAATCTCTTTGCAGGCTGCATACCTATAATGCTCACCTGCCCTAGTAAAATCTGACATAATAAAAGCATCACTGGTGGCCGACAACACCTAACACCAAAGGACAGACATGGCCACCAGCACTACCACCTATCTCACAAATCCAACAGTGACCCTCAACCCTGCTACAGGTGGCTCCATTGTTGATCTAACAACGCTCTGCTCATCTGCCACATTGACCGTTGGCTACGATGCGCTTGAAAGCACCAGCTTTGGCGATGCAGGCCATGTCTTTGTAAAAGGCTTGCAGGCCGTAGAAGTCACTCTTACGCTTTACGCTGCATATGGTGCATCATCTGTTGAGGCCACCCTTTTTGCTGCAGTTGGTTCAGGAACTTCAACACTTGTTATCTCGCCTGCTGGCCCGACAGAGTCTGCCAGTAATCCCGAGTATACGATTTCCTCGGCCATGCTTTCCTCGTTTACACCGATTACAGGATCCTATGGAGAGCTCAGTATGATCGAGGCGACCTGGACAGGGGGCACTTTTGCCCGCGACATTACTTCGCCCTAATCTCTAAACAGAAAGCAGACCCGACATGCAACTAACCATGCTCGTAAACATCGGTTCGGGTGACTACACAGTTACTACGAACCTCTACACAATCGTTATGTGGGAGCGCAAATACAAGCGCAAAATTAGCCAGATACAAGATGGTGGCCTCGGTATTGAGGACTTGGCATACATGGCTCATGAGGCAAGCAAACAGCAAGGTGCAGTGACTGTGCCTCTGATGCTTGACGATTTCATCAAGCAGCTGGTTAATCTTGAGGTGATTGAGCAACCAGATGCAAACCCTACCGAGGTGGCACCTACCGACATTCACTAGCAACACTGCTAGTCGAGTGTGGCTGGTGGCCACCACAAATAGAGTTTGATGTACCCGACCTGAACACCTGCATTAGTATTATCAATGAGCAGAGGAAAAAGGCCAAATGAGCGTTACAGCAAGCACCGAGATTTACGGCCTGAAGGCAGCGTTGGCTGAACTGCAAAAGATTGACAGTAAAACCAAGTTTAAAGCTGTGAACCAGATCAAGGCCAGTGGCGCTGAGATGGTGTCGCGCGTGGCTCAGACTTACCCTGGCGTGCCTCCATTGTCGGGCATGGGCCCATCTAGAAAGGGCACAGGTCGCCTTTCTTATGATCCTAAGAAAGTGCGCAAGGGTGTAACCATTCAGGTGGGTGGCCGTAGTCAGCGTGGCTCGTTCCCACTGGTGACGCTTATTCAAAAAGATGCCGGTGGTGCAATTTTTGACATGGCAGGTTTGCGTGGTGATACAGGCCAATTTTCGAGTTACCTCACAATGGCTTACGGCCCTGCCCAGCGTGGCATGTGGCGACAGCGTGAATACATCTATGGCCAAGCCACCAAAGACATTTTGCAGGCCATTGAGCAAGTGCTCAACCAGGTGAACAGGACACTCGCCTAATGGCTGTTTACATTCCCATCGTTTCGGAGTTCAACTCTAAAGGCATTGACAAAGCCATCAAGGAGTTCAACAGCCTGGAGAGCGTAGGCGCTAAAGCCAACTTCGCCCTCAAGAAAGCAGCTCTACCTGCAGCTGCAGCTGTGGCTGGTTTAGCTGTTGCCCTCGGTGACGCTACAAAGGCAGCAATCGAGGACGCTGCATCGCAAGCTGAATTGTCACGCCAACTCAAAGCAACCACTGGCGCAACTGATGCACAGGTGGCTGGTGTTGAGGATTTTATTTCTGCACAGGGCAGGTTGCTAGGTGTAACCGATGATGAGCTACGCCCTGCTTTGGCTGGCCTCGTTCGCGCTACAGGCTCGGTCAGCCATGCGCAAGAATTGGCAAGTGCAGCAATGGACATTGCAGCGCAAAAAGGCGTACCACTGGCGACAGTCACAAAAACCTTAGAAAAGGCTTACGGTGGCAACCTCAAAGCCCTAGCTAAGTTGGCACCCGAGTACCGACAGATGATCGAGGACGGTGCATCATTTGAAGATGTCATGTACGCCATTGGCACAGCCACAGGTGGTGCTGCATCGACAGCTGCGAACACTGCCCAGGGGCAATTCAAACGCCTCAGCATTAGCCTGCAAGAAACCAAAGAGTCAATAGGCGCTGCGCTCATGCCAGCAATTCAAGCTGTATTGCCGGTATTGGCTGCGCTAGGCAATTTTGCTAGTGAGAACACCACAGCATTTTTGGCAGTGGCTGGTGTCATCGGCACCCTTGCTGGCATCATTCTTGCGTACAACGCTTACCTGAAATTGCAGGCTGCATACACCATCGCAGCGACAGTTGCCCAGGCTGCTTTCAACCTTGTCATGTCTGCCAACCCTATTGCGCTTATCGTTATTGCTATTGCTGCTTTGGTGGCTGGCCTGGTGCTGGCCTACAAAAAGTTTGAGGGTTTTCGTAACATTGTGGACAGCGTTTTTAGTGTGATTAATACTGTGGTTACTTCTAGCATCAGCGTAATCAAGAGTTACTTTTCAACTTTGCTTGGTTTCTATAAAGGCATTTTTAATGGCATCGCTACCCTTTGGAATAACACCATCGGTAAGTTGTCGTTTAAGGTTCCTAGCTGGGTGCCTGGCCTCGGTGGTAAGGGCTTTGATGTACCCAACATTCCAATGCTGGCTGCAGGTGGCATCGTCACTGGCCCGACGCTGGCGATGATTGGTGAGGCAGGCCCAGAGGCTGTGATTCCGTTAGACCGTATGAGCCAGATGGGTGGTGGCACAACTGTCAACATCAACGTGAACGGTGGCGACCCTAACGCTGTGGTGCAGGCACTACGCACCTACATGAGGCAAAACGGCTCTGTACCTATCCGTGTGAGCAACATCTTTTAGTCATGCCTTTACAGACCTACACGGTTGCCTACTCAACAAATGGCTCAGACTTTACCGACCTCACGAATGTTCAAAACATTGTTATCAACCTAGGGCGTAACGCCCAACTAGATCAAATCAAAACATCTGTCGCATCGTTTGAGATGCGCTACCCAACTGGCTATGCGTCACCAATTGCAGAATTAGTGTCGGGCACGTTTATTCGCATTAGGAATACGACTGGCACTCCATACGATTTATGGTTTGGCAAAATCAACAATGTGACGGCTCAATACGGCATTCCTTTTGCCGGTGGCGTTGGACAGGCAGACTTTCTGAGCGTTTCCTGTGAAGGCCCATTTGCAGACCTTGGCCGTATGCAGGGCGAGGGTTACGCAATGGCTGCAGACACAATCACTAACCAAATTACAGCTGCAAATCTCCAGACTGGTGTACCCATTGGGCAGAACTTTGTTCCTACTTCATCGTTGGCTGCTACCACGGTCAGTGGCACTTGGGGCGACTGGTCAGCGAGGGTTTGTCAAAGTACTAACTCGAGAATGTGGGACAGCGTAGGAGTCAAAAAGTTCTTTATTGTCAGCCCATTTTTTAGCAATGTAAGCACGATCAATTTTTCCGATGTGGCTAATGATTCGACTAATCAGGTGTATAACCAAATCAACTTTGACAGTCTGGCCGACAACTTTTATACACAGGTGACGGTGACCCCTGAATCGTTTGGTGCAGCGACAGTGACCAAATCGGGGGCTACTACGCCATACCGGACATACCAAACAAACACGCTAAACGCCAGTACGGCACAGGCAACTGACTTTGCTAATTATTTGCTCGGCAACTACGGCACAGCCCAGTTTGCTATTAGTTCTTTTACCTGTATGGCTGAGGCTCAGTCATCTTTCCAGTTAGACAAAATCGGCTACCTTGCTTTACTTACTAGGGCACCTGGTACTCAGGTTGCAGTGACGTTTCGAGGCACTACTTTCCAGTGCATTATTGAGGGTGTCACGATGTCGGCCACTCCTGCTGGTGCTTCGTTCACTTACTATGTGTCGGGTGCTGATCTAAACGCCTACCTGCTTTTGGATAACACGGTGTTCGGCACGCTCGACAACAACAAGTTAGGATACTAAACATGGCTACTAAGCAATTTTCCACGGGCGAAGTCCTCACTGCGAGTGACACCAACACCTACTTGGCCAACTCAGGGCTGGTGTTTGTCAAGTCGCAAACCGTAACTGGTGGCGCTGGCGTTCCAGATGTCACGGTTACTGATTGTTTTAGTTCCACTTATGACAATTACAGAGTTATTTACGCTGGTGGAAACATGAGTGGAAACTCTGACATCAATTTACGATTAGGGCCAACTTCCGTAAGTGGTTACAACGCCAACTATTATTCGACCTTGTCTTATTTCAACGGTAACCCGGGAACTCTCAATCCAGCGCAAAACGCAAACGCTAATATTATGAATTGGGTTGGTGGTGGAAGCGCAAATGGCGCTTTTCTTTCTTTTGATATTTACAGTCCGAACCTTGCTAAATGGTCAAGAGTTGTAAACGGTATTTATCAATCGGGGAATGCTATGGGTTTTCAACAAGGCGAACAACAAAACACAGGCCAATATACGGCGCTTATTTTGATTGCTGGTGTTGGAAATATGATAGGTGGCACTATCACTGTGTACGGATACCGAAAGGGCTAAACCATGACAAAACCAAACATACAAATCGATAATGAAGTGCGTGAAATGACCGATGAGGAATACGCAGAACTACTCGCAACAGGCTGGACATTAGAAGGCACAGATGAAACGCCTAGCGCTGATTAGCCTGCTCGCCATCACCCTCACAGCCTGCGCAGACCGTACACGGACACAATGCCCAGAAACACGCAACAAAGCACTCACAGTCTCAACAGTAGAAAACAACCTAGGAGCCAAGTGCGCATGAGAGAAAAACACAGCAACGAAGAAATCAAAGCACGCATCGTCATGATTGTGGCTATTGGACTCACACTGTCATTTGTAGGTTCAGTGTTCACAATTTTGTACGGATTGCTATTTGTGACCCAGCCCCAAAAAATGGCCGAACTCGATGCTGCCCAAATCTCGGTGCTCAGTAGCATGCTACTCACGCTCTCGGGGGGGTTGATAGGCCTATTAGCAGGTAATGGTTTGAAGAACGGTCCGAAAGACCCACCAGCACCATGACACGCAAATACCCCTACTACCCAGTGACCGAACCAGGCAAAAGCAAACTGCCAGGCACCGAAAAGTTCATGGATCTATGCAAACGGCGCTACCCATCATTTACCAATCTGGGCACATGGGTAGTACGCAACATGCGAGGCAAAAAAACCTTGTCTGTGCACAGCCTCGGAGTTGCAGGCGATGTGGGGTATCCACCGACACGCGCAGGCCGAGCCCAAGCAAAAGAGCTGTGGGATTGGCTTATCGAACATTCTGAGGCCATCGGCTTAGTCGAGCTGCATGACTACAAATATGGCGAGTTTGGCAGGGGCTATCGCTGTTCGCGTGGCGAAGGCGTAAAGGGCGTAAAGGTCTATGCCAACGCTGCAGAAAGCGCCGGCACAGGTGGTGCCTGGTTGCACTTTGAGCTTGAGATGGACATGGCCAAAGACGCTAAAAAACTAGAAGCAGCCTGGCGAGCCTTGCCGAAACCAGCCAAGCCATAGGTATCCACCAATAGCAATTTGTTTTTGCTATGGTAAAAAAACCAACTACCAGAGGGAGCACCGACATGCTTTTTACAGACCTACCACTATTCAGGGACACCGACCCTGAGACCAGCAGGCAGATTAAGCCGTTACGAGTAGGAAGCCACAGAGCAATCCTGCTACGCCAGTATTTTTACGCCACTCTTGGCCTGACCGATGAGGAAGCAGGCGCTCGAGCCGTTCTAGACGGTCACGATATAAAGGGCTACTGGAAGCGCTGCAGCGATTTACGCACACTGGGACTAATTCAGGACACAGGCGCTCGTAGAGCCCTTACAAGTGGCTCTCAGGGCATTGTGTGTGCAATCACCCAGCAAGGCATAGACGCTGTAAAGGCCATGTCATGAGCGCAGACGCTATTTTCTGGTGGTCAAGCCTATTTGGCTTTGCCTGTGGCGTAGGCACCACCTGTGCCCTGCTTGCCTGGTGGAACCACCGGTGAGCCAAAAGCCAAAGGTGTACACCTACATACCGTTAGTATCGGCCAACAGGAAATTACTAGTACAGGTGTTTATAGACCCTGAAACAAATCTGATCGTGCAGGCCCAAGTGGCCACCAGGTATGAAACTTGGGGCACGTGGGGATTGCCTACCGAGGTTTTTGAGGATTGATTAGAAAAATTATGGTCACAGCTTTACTCTCGACAGCTCTAATGGCGACACCAGCCCATGCGCAAAAGGACTGGAATCACCCCATGCCTAAGCAGTGGTACATCAAACTCGCCCAGTGCGAGACGGGCAATAATGTGCAGCATCGCACACGCTCGTATGTTTCTGCTTTTGGCATTTACAGGCAGACCTGGAATAACTGGGCCGACACATCAGACAAGAAAGCCCACCTGCTTAGTTTTGCTGCGCAGGCTCGCATTGTTGATCGCATCGCCTACAAAGGCCACACCGAAAATGGCCGTTATCGCTGGCCAGTAGGGCTTTATGGCTGGGGTGCTATAAAGAACAACTGCAACGGCCTAAACGATGACCTCTGCAAATCCACACACCCATCAGTTATAAAAATAAGACGCTGCAAGCGTTAGAAAAGGAACACCCGACATGGACATTGAGGAAGCATTTGCAATAATGCACCCATCGCTAAATCACAAAAAGATGCAGCACCACGACAAATGCAACCACGGCCTCAGCACCTGGTTTCCAAAGATGGATTGCAGACAGTGCGAACTGCTTGAAATCATTGATGTTTTGCAAGCCCAGGCACAATCGTTGAGCACAGAGATTGCTCGTCTTGAAAGGGTGTATGCCGGTGGGCTTTGATCTTGAGTCATACGAGCCCGTAGCCAGCAGAATCCAACGTTTTTACGAGGGCTATCCTAATGGCGCTATTCATTGCGAGATAGTGCACGATGATGGCAAGCGAGTTTTGGTCAAAGCAACAGTGTGGCGAGACATAAACGATGCTCAACCATCAGCTGTGGACTTTGCTGAGGAGCATCTATCTGATCGTGGGGTGAATGCCACAAGTCGAGTAGAGAATGCGTGTACAAGCGCCACAGGCCGAGCCATCTCGATAGCAGCGCATGGGCTTGGGCCTAGCGATTGGACTAAGAAACCTAGCCGTGAGGAAATGGGCAAAGTACAACGCATGACCACGACTACTAGCTCTGATGGTGTCACTACAGAGCGCCCAGCGAACGCACCAAGCGATAAGCAGGTGTGGCTCTATAAGAAACTGCTCAAAGAGGCTGGCAAGTTGCCACCATTAGACCTGGCATCGTGGGACAAGTTCAAAATTAGCAAGGCCATTGAGGCGCTAAAGAATAATGAGCCTGAGGAAATCCCACTGCCCGAGGAGGAGCCATTCTGATGACTGAGTTTCTAGGTCTCGTAATTATGGTTTTTAGCGTTTTCATGACAGGATTGCTTTTAGGTCAGGCAGGCAAGAAATGATGCCCTACGGCCTCAATGGGCACTACCACTACCCAGATTGCGAAGCAAAACTCAACTCAGACGCAGACTGTCACTGTGTAGGCAACATGGCTAAACAGCTCAGCGTGCTTGCAGAGGAATGTGGCAGGCTCATGCGAGTTAATCGAACCTTAGAAAGCCAATTACGCCGTGCCACCCATGACTGAAGCCTCAGAGGCCATCTTTCAAGACCAGGTGATACGCCTAGCCAAAATGCAAGGCTGGCTAATCTTTCACGCATCACCCAAAATGGTACGCCCAGGTGTATGGCGCTCAGATGGCCGTGGCTTTCCCGATCTAGTTCTCGTCCACAAAACCCGAGGCCTTATCTTTGCCGAACTCAAAACAGACCTGGGCAGACTCTCCGAGCACCAGCTCGATTGGGGCGAAGCAATCGTTACTGCCGGTGGGGAATACCATCTATGGCGACCACAGAACCTGCAAGCCATTGCA